ACAGCAGAAGATGATGATATAACTTACACTATAGATAGAATATATGCTTATCGTCCGGATCTTCTTGCATACGACTTATACGGAACTCCTCGTCTATGGTGGGTATTTGCTCAAAGAAATCCAGATGCCATCGAAGATCCGATCTATGATTTTGAACCAGGAAAAATTATACAATTACCTAAATTAAGTAATCTAAAAAACGATCTAGGAATTTAAATAATGGCTAAAACAGATTTAATATCAAATTTGGGAGGCCTTGCTGTAGAAAAAATACAACAAATTTCTATAAAACAACCAAATGCGATGGTTGGAAAACTGAACGAACCAACCATCGAACAAGGCTTTCGACCAGAAGAAAATGTTTTAAATAAATTTGCTACCTACACTTATATTTTTACTTTGTCTGCTCTTAGTAACACCGAGCTAGATAATCCTCAACAGATACTATCAAAGGCTCCTCATGATATAATTGCTCGATCCGGGGGAATAGGTGAAGGAACCGATTTCTCGAATTTTAATGTTGACAATACAGTTAGGCGAGGGGTAGATGCAAACAGTTCTTTTACTTTAAAAACAAGGGGGCTGAGAGATGCTTTAAAAACACAACTTGAAAATTCAGATACCATATTGAGAAGAGGTCATGACATTTTTTTTGATAAAGTATCAATTGAAGGAATTTACAGACCCAACGAAGAAAGAAAATTAATGAACTTTAATCAGTTCGAGCTAGAATTAGTCGAACCGCTGGGTGTTACCTTATTTGAAAAATTAAGAGTAGCGGCTTTTAATAACGGATTTGTAGATCATATAGATGCACCTTTTTTACTCACTTTGGAATTTAAAGGAACAGACGAAAAAGGAAAATTTATTGATGTGCCCAACCAAAGAAGATACCTACCAATTAAAATTACAAATTGTGAAATGAAATTTCAAAATGGATACACTCGTTATGTTGCTAAAGGTATTGCTTGGACAGAATTTGCAATGACCGATAGATTTTTATATACTCGTCACCAAGCAAACATTTTTAATAAAGTTAGTAATTCGGTACAAAGTTTAGTTGCCGGTTCGCCCACTATTAAAAAAATATTAGGAGTAGGATTTGATAGTCTTGAAGAAGCCTGTACAGCATTGGCAGAAGAATTAACAAATACCCAGGATATCGAGATTGAAAAAAAATTAAGACAATACGAAGACATTTATAAAATAAATGTCGATCCTAATTTGTTTGTTGATGCCGCGGGAAAATTTGCGGACAATGCTAACTTTAATATTCAAGGCGCTTCGTCGAAATATCTTGCAGTTGTTGGGCCTAATATGAGTATAGCAAAAGTCCTCACAGATTTAGTAAGCCAATCGTTTTATTTTAGAAACATTCATAAGGTGGTTGAAAAGTATTGGAAAGATAAAGACGCCGCAACATCTTATGATGACAATTCTGTATTTCCTGATCCAATGGTACCATGGTTTAAAATAGTAACTAATGTTAAAAATTATACAGAACATTTTGATCTTATAACTAGGCAACATCAAAAAGAAATAACATTTACAATTGTTCCTTACAGAGTGCATATACTTAATTTTACAATACCCGGATTGAGTGGTGGTAGTCATTGGTTTAAAACAACTAAGAAAGCATACAATTATATTTTTACTGGAGAAAATACTGAAATTTTAAATTTAGATATTAATTACAATTATGGTTTTATGCAGGCTCGATTGCTAGAAACACAAGCATCGGAAAGTGATCAAACTAGTATACGTGATAGTCAGTTATCAAAAGTGTTATCTTATTATTCGTCGAGTAATATGCCTTATCCCGAGCCACTACTACCCGGAAGAGGCAGAGTTGTTGTACAAAAAACAGAAAGCCCCACGACGATTGGTGCACCTACAACTACAGCAGACGAATTTTTTGATTACCTAACTAATCCTCGTGCCGACATGGTTAATGTAGAAATGACTATACAAGGAGATCCAGCATGGATAGGACAAGATTTTGCTTTACCTAAAGTTACCAAATTAGATTTTGATTTTGAAGGAACGATCGAAACAGTTTCTTCTCCAAACAGTCGTGTTGGAGGATGGGACGAACAAAAAAAATGCTTTAATTTTGACCAAGCCGAGCCATTGGCCAGTTTAACATTTAGATTTCCTACCGATATTAATGAAAAAAAAGGAATAATGGATTTTCAGAATCTAGAGAACGTTGTGTTTAGTGGGTTATATAAAGTACAAAAAGTGACAAGTAATTTTCAAGGAGGAAAATTCACCCAAACTTTAGAAATGATCAGAATGAATAATCAAGGTAATGTAATAGACGCTATAAAATCAGCAAAACAATTAGAAAATCCAAACGAAGCAACACTAGATGCTGATTTGGACGATTTACTTAATGGTGAAAACAATTATGGTGCGGGAGGAGCATAATAAATGGTTTTAGGAAATCAGTACGGCGATGCTTCTACTCCTTATTCAAAAAAAGTAGATTCGGCATACACACAGTTAGATCCGGGTCCATATATTGGAGTTGTAAAAGATAATGTTGATCCAACTAAAATGGGAACGTTGTCTGTTTTAATTCCGTCTCTAGCCAACACCAACGAAGGAACCCTAGGACAACTTTATAAAGTAAAATACCTTCCTCATTTTTATGGAATGAAAAGTCCATCGGCAGTAGAATCTAGCAACGTTGCCGATTTTGAAAGTTCTCAGCATTCGTATGGTATGTGGATGGTCCCACCCGACATTGACACTCGAGTGATGGTAATATTTGTTGAAGGAAAGGTTAACCAAGGTTATTGGTTTGGTTGTGTTCCGGACCCATTTATAAATCATATGATTCCTGGAATAGCATCTAGTACCGATACATTTACATCTGTCGGTAACGGGGGTGTTGTGGGAGACACAGATGTGGATTCTAAGGAAAAAGATTTTGGCACAAATTCTGTGCCGGCCGGTGAAGTCAACAGAGGATTATTTGATGTAGCCAGCGCCAACGGAATCGATAGATTAAAAAAACCAATACATCCATTCGCAGTCACACTGAGGCAAGAAGGATTAATACAAGATACAGTAAGAGGAACTACAACTAGTTCGGCAAGGAGAGAATCACCATCACAGGTGTTTGGTATCAGCACACCGGGCAGAGTCAATAGTTTAGGTAAAAAATCTAAATTAGGACCGAAAGATGCTCAGACAAACGAATCTCGATCTCGAGGTCCAGGACACACCTTCACTCTAGATGATGGAGATAATAAAGGAGACAGTCAACTTATAAGACTACGTTCGGCATCGGGACATCAATTATTATTAAATGACAGTAATGGCGTAGTATATTTGGCCAACGGCACAGGAAACGTATGGATGGAATTTTCTGCTAATGGGGCAATTGATATTTACGCAGGAAATTCGTTAAGTGTTAGATCTAGGGGAGATATGAATTTTCATAGTGATGGAAACATAAATCTTTTTGCAAAAAATCAATTAAGAATGAAATCAAAAAATAAAATGGTGTTAGATGCCGGTGCTATCCAACAGTACGCAGATCAGGATATACAGTTTCAAGCAACTAAAGGATCAGTAACAACAAAATCTCCGGCAGGATCGATAATCAGTCATGCCGGAATGACACAATTACATATGGCATCTGGCCAGATACATTTAGCGGGCGGTCAAGTACATTTTAATACAATAGGTCCGAGACCGGATCTAATCCCAACAATAGAAAGAACCTCGATTCTAGATCCTTCAGGAACACAAACTAAAGAAGAATCTTATCCGGATGTAAATCCTTCGTCTAAATATTTAAGTAAACCTTTAGAAGTAACACAAAACGGTATGTTGTCAATGACAGGAATGAGAATACCAACACACGAGCCATATCCTTTTCATTATGATAAGATAGTAAGTTTTGCAGGGTCGTCACCATCGATGAATGATGCTATTCCAGGAACTCCGGAGTTTATTGCCATGAGAAATAGAAACAGTGATAACCCAACAATTAGAATGGGACAATTTCAAGCAGACCTTCAAACGCATTTAGAAAAAGCAGGTGTTGGCCAGGTCGCGACAGCAGTTAATAAAACAGTATCTTCAATCAACAATGCAGTATCTACAACAAAAAAAATTCAGGATGTAGCAGACCAGTTTACAAAAGATTATTCTAAAATTTATGGATTGCCAAAAGATGTTCTTTCAATATCTTCAATAACATCCGGTGTAAATGAAGTAGTCAATCAAACAGTAAAATCGGTTACCGGGTCAACTGTCAATCTTTTAAAAGATCAAGTTTTTATAAATCAATCTGGAATTTTGTACACTGCTGGAAATCTTGGCCAAGCAGTTACAGGAACAGTTAGCAATGTGTTAGGTGACCTAAGTGCCGCCAAAGGAGTTTTCACAACCGCCGGGGGGATTTTGAACGATGTGACTGGCTCGATATCAAGTGTGCAAGGGGTTATTGGTGGAGGATTTGGTGGAGGGTTAATTAATAATATCAATCAAGGAGCAAACGTAATCAATGCCGCATCAACGATTACAAACTCTTATAAGAACATTATTGGAGGAAATGTAACAGCAGTCACCTCTATCACAACATTGGTAAGTAATATTGGAACGAAAATCGCCTCAGTAGCAAAAAGTATAGGTAGTATATTCAAATGGTAAAACAAGATAACAACAACAATCAAGTTTTTAGAGGATTTAGTTCTCGTGCCGAACAATCAAATTACAAACTATATGATTTTGAGTTAATTAAACAAGATTTAATCAATAGATTAAGTGTGAGAAAAGGTGAGAGAGTAGAAAATCCCGAATTTGGCACAATAATATATGACATGCTTTTTGAACCATTAACTAGTGCGGCAAAACAAGCAGTTGCAGACGACATAACAGAGATATTAAATGCTGATCCAAGACTTAATGCTACAGATATCATAGTTAGTGAGGCAAATACTGGTATTTCTATTGAGGCAACGATCACGTATGTACCATATGATATCACAGAAAAACTAACATTCTCGTTTGATGAAAACTCTGTGTTACGTCTATCTTAATATACGTATATTTTAAATCTTATAAATATCATTATATTTTAATGTATGGCCACAACAGATAGACAGAATCGATTATTAGTCGCTGAAGATTGGAGAAAGATCTATACAGCATTTCAACAAGCCGATTTCAAATCGTATGATTTTGAAACTTTACGTAGAACCATGGTGGCTTATCTACGAGAAAATTATCCAGATGACTTTAATGATTTTGTAGAATCATCAGAATATGTGGCCCTAATAGATTTAATTGCCTATATAGCACAGTCATTATCGTTTAGGGTTGACTTGAATGCTCGAGAAAATTTTTTAGAAACTGCTGAAAGAAGAAATTCTGTTTTACGATTGGCAAGATTAATCAATTACAATGCCAAAAGAAATCAACCATCGGTTGGACTATTGAAAATTGATTCCGTATCAACAACACAGGACATACGAGATTCGGGAGGAAATAGTTTGGCCAACGCCACAATTTCCTGGAACGATCCAACCAATGCCAGTTATAGAGAACAATTTATTAATATTTTAAATTCAGTTAACACCGAAGGACAAAAGTTTGGAAAACCATTAGAATCAGATTCTATAGGAGGTATAAAAACTGAGATTTATGTTACTAATTCTTCCAACACGGACGTACCAATTTTTACCTTTGCAAGAAATATTAGTGGTATACAGAGAAGTTTTGAAATAGTACCGTCGACGATCACAGACTCGGAATCTATTTACGAAAGAGCACCATTACCCGGAACAGGATTTTCGTATTGTTACAGGAACGACGGTGCAGGTGACTCAAGCCCAAACACCGGATTTTTTATTTTGTTTAAACAAGGTAGTTTAGGCAGTTATGATTTTACAATTAATCAACCCACAACAAATTTTATTCAATCGGTTAACATAAACAATATCAACAATTCAGATGTTTGGTTATACGAGCTAGACGACTTTGGACAGATAGAAAAGAAATGGACACAAATTCCATCATTGTCAGGAAACAATGTTATCTACAATAGTTTAAATTCAAATGTAAGAGATATCTACAATGTTGTCACAAAAAATAATGACACAATAGATTTAGTATTTGGGGATGGAAATTTTTCAAATATACCTTCGGGTGCGTTTAGAGTATATTATAGAACCAGCGCCAATGCAAAATACTCGATACAGCCAGCGGATATGCAAGGAATTAGTTTTAGTGTTCCTTATGTCGATTCTCAAGGAGGACAACAAATTTTAACAATTTCTGCTTCATTACAACAATCGATTTATAATTCTGCAACAACCGAATCAAATGACTCAATAAGAACCAAGGCACCTCAGGTGTATTATTCTCAGAATAGAATGATTACAGCAGAAGACTATAATGTGGTTCCGTTGAGTGTTTCGCAAGATATTATCAAAGTTAAAGCAGTCAATAGATCTGCTTCGGGAATATCAAGAGCAAAAGAAATTGTTGACCCGTCTGGAGCATATTCGAGCGTTTCTGTTTTTGCGGACGACGGAATAATATATAGAGAAGAAACAAATCCTCAATTTACATTTACTTTTAACAATAGAAGCGATATTTTAAATGTAATTAATAGTTTGGTCGAAACAAAATTAAACAAATCATATTCAAGACAATTCTATTATTTAAAATATGGATCAAAAGTATTGTCTGCACTAGAGGCCAATTGGAACAGTAGCACCACAGGAACAAATACAAATACAGGATATTTTGAATCTGCAGGACCGTTGGTAGTCGGAGATTTTTCAACATCAAATTTAAAATATGCCAAACCAGGTGCACTTGTAAAATTCATCTCTCCGGATTCTCGAGAGTTTTTAAATGGAAGATTAGTAACAGCAGGAACCGATTTAGCCCAAGATAGAATCTGGACAAAAATTACCAAAGTAGTAGGTGATGGGGCCAATAACGGAGTAGGAAATTTAGAGTCCGGGTTGGGGCCAATCACACTGAATGATATTGTACCAGACAACGCGATAGCAAATGCAGTTATTCCAAATTTTGTTACAAATTTTTCTTCAGCTCTTAAAACAGATTTGACCGATAGAATTGAAACCTACGAAGAGTTCGGTTTAAGATACGACGAAGAAAACGAACAATGGAAAGTAATTACATCGGCAAATTTAAGTTCTAGCACTATTTTTAATATTGCTAATGCCGGAGACATATCATCAACGAACCAAGATGCAAGTTGGTGGTTCCGATTCGCAAATGACGGAGACACATATACCGTGACCTATAGGTCTTTAGAATATATTTTTGAGTCGGCAGGCTCTAATAAATTTCATTATGACGAAACAGATAGAATATATGATTATGTTTCAGGAAAAATGGTTAAAGATACTGTAAAAATATTAAAAAGTAATACAGTTCCGAGTTCGGGTCAAACAATTGGCTATCCTATCGATTGGCAAGTAGTAGGAACTATAGAGGAATCAGATGGTTACCAAGACAACAGAAAAATCAGAGTGGGATTTTTTGATTCGGATGATGACGGTGTGGTAGATAATCCGGATATTTTTGATATTGTTGTAGAACCGGAAACTAACGAATCGACTAAGTTTGTATTTTTTGAAAAATACAATTCATATGATTATATTGAAAGGTACAGACCATACCCTAGTACTAACTTTATAATTGTTGAAAACGAGAGTGATATTACCCTTCCGGGAGATTACGAAGACGGACAATTGTTTTATTTTTATTCCCCATCGGAAAATATTTTTAAACAATACAATGCCTCGACAATAAAATTAGAGACTAATTCGAATTATATTGCTCGAAAAGGAAGATCTAATGTTGAATTCCAATACAAACATAATGCTGGTCAATCAACTAGAATAGATCCTGCACAAACAAACATTATTGATATCTATATGTTGGAAAGAAATTATGATAATCAATTTAGATTATGGTTGCAGGAGGGAGGCGATGAGCCGAGTGCATCAACTTCAGATCAATTGAGAATTACCTATTCGGGTGCATTAAATCCAATAAAAGGATTATCGGATCAATTAATTTATCATCCGGTCAAATATAAAATACTTTTCGGATCAAATGCCAACGAACAATTTCAAGCAACATTTAAAGTTGTAAAAAATTCTAGCACCAACGTGACAAACGCTGTAATCAAAACTAGAGTCATACAAGCCATCAACGAATTTTTTGCACTGGACAATTTTGACTTTGGAGACACATTTTATTTCACCGAATTAGCGGCTTACATACATCAACAACTTGCACCAGATTTATTAACCGTTGTGATTGTACCAAATCAAGCAGGTCAATCTTTCGGATCGCTCTTTCAGATCAGCGGAGCATCGAATGAAATTTTTATTAGTGGGGCCACAGTCGACGATGTTGTTATCATTGATGCAATTGGAGCAAACCAATTAGTAGCATCAGGCAATGTGGTAACAAATACTACAGGCACAACAACAAGTAACAGATCAAAATCTGCGGTATCATCTGTGACCTCTTCAACATATGGTTCGGGATCATATTTTGGAAATAGTGGAACAGGATACTAGCAATGGCAGATCAACCAATAGATAGTAAATTAAATTACGAAGTGATCAAAGATAGCAACGGTAACACGTTGAGAAGATCAATTGCCCACCTACCAGCATTTTATAGGACAGATGCAAATCATAGATTTCTTTCAAGTACGCTAGATCAGTTAATTCAACCCGGAGAGTTAGAAAGATTAGATGGATTCATAGGAAGAGAGTATTCATATACTAGAGAATATAAAGACAAGTACATTAATGCTACCAACGTTGATAGAAAAAATTATCAATTGGAACCAGCAGTAACTTATACTGATAAAGATACGTCCTCAATAAACCCAGAAGACCAAGTTAAATTTACTTCAACATATGATGATTATATTAATCAAATTAACTTTTTTGGCGGAGATGTTTCAAATCATGACAGACTTAACAGAGAAAAAGTCTATGCTTGGAATCCAGCGATAGACTTTGACAAATTAATTAATTATAGAGAATACTTTTGGATGCCGGAAGGACCTAGTGCAATTTTGATAAACGCGGTTGGTCCAAATGTTGTCAAGGAAATTAAAGTAACTCAAAATCAACAAATAGGATATAGGTTTAGTAACTACATAAATCAGGACAATCCTTCAATAACTTTATACAAAGGTAATACATACAAATTTGTAATAGATACCCCGGGACATCCTTTCTTTATAATGACAGAACCTTTTAAAACGGGTATTGCTCAAGACGGAAGCACTTCTGTTTTGTACTCTACAGGAGTTGAAAACAACGGAATTGATAAAGGAACAGTAACATTTACGGTTCCAGATAACGCTCCGGATATTCTTTATTATCAGTGTGGATCACATTCTGCAATGTTTGGTATATTATCGATTAAATCTATCACTGCTACAACCAAAATTGATGTCGAACACGAGATTACGGGTGTTAAATCCTATACCATGATAAATGGCTACAATTTATCAAATGGAATGAAAGTAAAGTTTCAAAATAATACAACAGAAGACAAATATACAAATAAAGAATTTTATGTAGAAGGAGTCAATGACGAAATTACTTTAACTGATACAAGAGATCTGTTGCCTACAGGGGCATACACTAAAGAAGAAACAGAACCATATGATGATGTGGCATATGCAGACAGACCATATGCTGTTAGTTTTTTTAGAGCAGTCGACCCGGATTATATTACAATTAAAAGAGATTCTCCAGACGGAAATTCTTGGTCAAGATACAACAGATGGTTTCATAGAGCGGTTATCGAAACCACGGCAAAAATTAATCAATATACTCCGGAATTATTAGAAACAGATCGAGCAAAAAGACCGATTATAGAATTTGATTCGGGACTTTCTCTTTTTAATCATGGAAGCATTTCGAAAAAATCGGTGCAATTAGTAGATACAGTAACAGGTGACGTATTTTCAAAAATGGTAAATCAAACAGGTTACATTATCGATGGTGTTCCTGTCGTTGATGGCATGAGAATTTTAATCACGGCAGATACCGATCCTCTTGTAAACAATAAAATTTTTATTGTAAACTTTGTTAAAATTTCCGGTAGCAGTGTTGTTTCTTTAAGATTAACAGAAGACAGCGATACGAATCCTGTTGATGGAGAGACAGTTTCGGTAGAATATGGTCGAAACAACCAAGGAAAAACTTTTTATTATGATGCCTCAACAAAAAGTTGGAAAACTGGACAAAATAAAACTAAGTTAAACCAACAGCCTTTATTTCATTTATATGACGAGCATCACAAATCTTTTGCCGACGAGACGGTCTACCCAAACTCGACATTTGTTGGAGCAAAACTTTTTGAATATAAAATAAGCGATGCTTCGATCACCGATACAGTTTTAGGATTGAAAGTAAAATATAAAACAATTAACAACGTTGGAGATATTTTATTTTATTCGGATTATTCGGATAAATCGTTTTTTTATAATTTAAATGACGTGTCTTATTCGAAAGAAAATAGGACAGGACACGTACACAAACGTAAAAGAGGAACGACACATTACAGTCAGACTAATTGGATTGAAAGATCAGCTCAAAGCAAACAGCGTGTTGTTAGAACATACACAGTCACTCCCGAAGAAAAAAGATTATTCGCGATCGATGTTTACAAAGATAGTGCTACTGTTTCTGATATAGAAATATCTGTTGATGTAAATCATATCAATCAAAACGAAGAAACAGATTACGAAATAGTCAATGGAACAACTTACAAGTATGTTAAGTTTCTTCGCGATTTAACAGTTAACGATCTAGTGAAGATTTCAACATACAGTAAAGTAAAAAAAGTCGAGGCGAAGGGGTTATATGAAGTTCCAGAAAACCTGTCCACGAATCCTTTAAATTCCAAATTAATCGAATTTACATATGGACAAATATTAAATCACGTTCACGATTTAAATGAAAAAAATTCAAGCCTTTTAGGAAAGACTCCGGGAAATAGTAATCTTAGAGACTTACCAGATGTAAGATTCAATGGTGGTTCAATAATTCAACATCAATCACCATTACCTGCGGCATTCTTTTTATTAATTGATCAAAATGCCAACATTATAAACGCAATTGATTACTGTTCGTCGGAATACCAAAAGTTTAAAGAAAATCTTTTATCTAATCTGGATGGAAAAAATTATGAAGGCGATGCAGAAACAAAATTAAACGAATTGATCAATTTGTTGGTTAATGAAAAAGATAATAGTTTTCCTTTCTTTTATGAAGACATGTTAGGTCATGGAGAGAATGTTAGTGTAAGAACTTACACAGTAAATGACGAATCTATTACAGAATATGCGATTGATTCACAATTTGACATAACAACCCCGAGCAATAGAGCAGTTTATGTTTACTGCAATAATATTCTCTTGACACTTGGAGAGGATTACACGTTTAGTTCAACGGACGATAGCATTGACATACTAAAAACAATAACAGCAGGAGATGTTATTGTAATCAAAGACTACGGAGACACAACCGGAAGTTTTGTTCCTCCGACACCTACTAAATTAGGAATATATCCAAAATTTAAACCTGAAAAAATTTTAGACACATCTTATTTAGAACCAACGTATGTTATTATTGGACACGATGGATCTAAAACACGAGCATTCGGCGATTATAGAGACGATGTCTTACTTGAACTGGAAAAAAGAATTTATAACAACATCAAAACTGAGTATAATAAAGATTTATTAAATTATTATGATGTTATTCCGTCGGCATTTAAAAACACGGATTATACAATCAAAGAAATCGATAACATTTTAAGTTATGATTTTTATACCTGGGCCGGTAAAAACGGAATTGATTATACACGTAATGACAATTTTTTAAATAATAATCGCTTCACTTACAATTATAGTAGTTCTAAAGATGTTATTAACAATAACTTCTTACCCGGACACTGGAAAGGCATATTTAGATTATTTTACGATAGCGAAAGACCCCATACCCATCCATGGGAGATGTTAGGGTATTCAGAAAAACCTACGTGGTGGGAAAGTACATACGGTCCGGGCCCGTATACTTCTGGAAACGAGTTGTTGTGGACCGATTTACAAAATGGATATGATTACAGTCTAAAGAAAACAGTAGAACGATTTATTAGACCCAATCTATTAAATTATCTTCCAGTTGATGAAAACGGTATCTTAAAAGATCCAATATCTATAGGTTTAATCAACGAATATACATATCAAGGTATAACCAAACAATGGAAATTTGGAGATCATGGTCCGGCCGAAACTTCTTGGAGACATAGTACGCAATATCCTTTCACAATAATGAAAATGTTGGCATTGACCCAACCTGCAAAATTTTTTAGTTTATTCATAGATAATAGTAGACTTAAAAAAAATGTTTCTGGCAATTATATAGATTTTGAGACAGGCGTATTTCAAAATTTAAAAAATTTACAATACCATCTAGAAGTAACAACTAATGCAAGAACCGGAGAAGCATCAAGAAAAATTACGGCAGGGTATCAACCGTTCGTAGTTAATTATTTGATTAAAAACAATCTAGATCCAGCAATATTTTTCTATGATAAAATGAAAAATTTAAATGTACAACTTAGTTACAAGTTGGGAGGGTTCACAGACAAACAAAATTTAAAAATTTTAACGGATTCGGTTTCTCCCGGATCGACCGCCGGGTCTCAGTTTATTCCTGATGAGAATTATAAAATCCTTTTTAGAACAAGCAATCCTATCAAAACATATGAGTATTCTGGAGTGTTGATCGAATTGAATTCTTCTGTGAGTAATAACTTGAGCAGTTTAGAAGGTGGCTACAGGGTAGTTGGATACAATACTATTAGACCATTTTTTAAAGTTTTTGAACCAAATATCAACGGTAATAGTTACAATATTATAGCAGGTAATGGCCGAGCAGTGATATACAAAGATTGGGCGAACAGGGAGAAAATCATACCTTACGGTACTGTTTTTAAAACGGTACAAGACGTTGTAAATTTTTTAATAGGTTACGGGAAATATTTAGAATCCGAGGGATTTGTTTTTGATAAGTTCATCAACGAACTAAAAGAAACTGCTAACTGGGAAACCAGTGCATTAGAATTTTTATATTGGACAAGACAAGGATTCGCTCCCGGCTCTGCAATTACCCTCAGTCCGGCATCACCAGGCTTTGAAATAAAAACTGTTAACAGTACAATAGGAAAATTATATAATTTAAAAGGCGAGTACACAGTACTTGATAGTGCGGGAAGAAAAATCAATCAAAAAGAAATTAGCACCAAAAGGATTGGTGGGAAATTTGATATTGTTTCTAAAGGAGACGATGGAATATATGCCATAACAATGAATGCTGTTCAAAAAGAACATATTATTTTGTTTGACAATATTACGGTGTTTTCGGACATTATCTTGCAACTGGAAACAGGATTTCGACAACAACGATTAAAATTAATTGGATGGAAGACAGGTAACTGGGACGGTGATTATTATTCCCCTGGATTTATATTTGACGAGGCTAAAGTTAGTATTTGGACAGCCAACACAGATTATCAAGTAGGCCAAACTGTTGAATATAGTGCCGGATTTTATGTTGCCAAAGTAAATCATAATTCAGGATCAAAATTTAATTCTGCTAATTGGATTAAAAAGTCAAATAAGCCCTCATCTCAATTAATACCAAATTTTGATTACAAGATTTCTCAGTTTGGTGATTTTTATAATTTAGAAACTAATAACTTCGACGAAGGACAACAAAAATTAGCACAGCATTTGACCGGGTATCAATCGAGACCATATTTGGACAATCTATTTGCGAATGATATTTCACAGTATAAATTTTATCAAGGATTTATTAAAGAAAAGGGAACTCTTAATGCAATTGAAAAATTGACCAAAGCACAATTTTCTGATGAGAATATCACATTAAACATCTATCCGGAATGGATGATCAAAATAGGTAATTTTGGTAATATTGATTCTGTAAAAAATGTGCAAGTACAGATGCCTCAGAATACATTTACAAATAATATTCAAAGTATTGAGATTGTAAATGTTGATTCGGATGCCGGCGATTGGGCGAAGTCGGTCAAAATTTCATCGGCAGATTTATATTCTAAAGATTTAGAATTTAATCCTCCTAATATATGGGACAAATATGATTATGCTATTGAAGGATATGATAGAGATGTACCTATAAAATATAAAACGGCCGGACATCCTAGATTAGTTGATGTTCAACACACTGCATTTTTAGAAGAAGATCTAATAAACTTAAATGTCGATCAGATTAACAATCATGATTTAGTCTGGATTGCTAAAATGCCTGATACAAATTGGGACGTAAAGAGGATAACATTTGCCGGATTAAAAATTATTTCTTTAAGGCCGATCAATAATAACACAGAGATGGAAGTAACATTTAATAATGTTCATTCTTTTCAGAAAAATCAATATTTCATTATTCGCAATAGCGAGTATTCTGGTCTAAATGGAGTTTATAAAATATTGAGCACGCCATCTAGCACAAGGGTTACTTTTGCGTTTATTGACAGTGTAACCTTATCCAACATTGGAATTGTATCGGACGAATCAACAGCAGACACATTTGGAAACATTTATAAATTTGTCAGTGTAAAACTTGCGAGCATGAATAACGTAAACGAATTACTTTCTTACAAGGATTATCAGGACAACGACGAAATAAACGAATACAATGGAGATAGAGTATTTGTTGAAAATGCAGGAGGCAAATGGGCAATCTATGAGAAAACCGATCCTTACACCACACAAATAATCCCTCCTCCGAACACAAACAATGAGCAAGAGTTTGGTTATAATGTTGTGGCTAAAAATGATGGAAGATATATTGTTGTGGCTACTCCGGGTCTGGCTCAGGGAACGTTATCATTTTTCTCTAGAAAAGATAAAGACGATTTATTCAATAGGATTAGCACCAACACCATGATAGACGGAAATGATAACACATCTAGATTAGGTGAAAGTCTATCACTGAGTACCGATGAAAATTTTGTAATCGCCGGTGCACCTTACACTAATATTTTATCAAACGATGGTAGTACAAGATGGAACGATTCGGGATTAGTAAAAATTTATAGTTGGGATAATGATGTTAGAACGTTTTCCGAACTAACATCGATTGAGTCACCTTTTGATAGTACACCCCCGATTGGATATAATTTTGGTTGGGCTCACGCATTGGCAGAATTGGGAGAAAATTCAGACACAACAAATAAACAAAAATATCTTTTAATAAGTGCTCCGGGTTATAATAACGATAGCGGAATAATCTATATGTATACCTATCAAAATATAGGAGATAGTACCTACGCGGCATTTATACAAGATAACACAATCGAAAGTCCGGAGGCCGATGCAGGACAAAGATTTGGTCATAGAATGTGTATCAATGATAATGGAGATATTTTAGCAGTGTCATCGGTTGATCCAGGCAGTGCTGGTAAAGTTGAAATTTTTGTAAGAAATAGTCAAAGCAACGATGATAGCACTGCACTAAGTTTTAGACACGTTCAAACATTGAGAGGAACACCATCGGATGGTAGTTCCTTGAACACATCTTTTGGTGATGCTATTGCAATGAGCAAGGACGGTACAACATTAGTAATATCTGCCCCTGGAATAGATAATGGTTTACAAGTTGATGCCGGTGCTGTTTACGAATACAAATGGAACGATGACGGATCAACTGATTCATACACTTTAAAACAAGTGCTACAGGCACCCGAAGATGCTACAAATATGAGATTTGGATCTACACTAGCGATCAATTCTGCAGGCGATCGGTTAGTAATCGGTGCCGATCAATTTGCAACGCGGTTACCTGTATTGTTTGATTTTGGTGCCACGACATTTGACCTACAAGACACAAACATAGTCGAGTTGAACAAAAATTCCGGTACAGTTTTTACAGCAACCAAATATGATACATTATTTGTTATAGATGATAAACTCACGACATCATCTATCAGTGAAAATGATAATTTTGGAAAAGGTATTGCTATAATTGACAATGCTTTATTTGTTGGTTCGCCGTATGACGATAACTTAAATGATGACGGATCAACTAGAAGATCCAACGACGGTTCCGTAACAGTATATGATTTAAAAACACAAGGTTCGTATGCTTGGAAAAAATTAGTTGAAGAGGATAACTTAATAGACGAGAGAAAAATAAATTCTGCCTTTATATTCAATTCTGCTGATAACAAAATTATTGATTATCTCGACTACTACGACCCGATCAAGGGCAGAATATTGGGCATAGCAGATAGAGAAATCAATTATAAAACAGAATGGGATCCTGCGATATACAATTATGGAACATCTGAGCAGACAGTTGACAACAATACTGCATGGGGAGAAGAACATATCGGTGAAGTCTGGTGGGATCTATCTACTGCAAGATGGGTATGGTACGAGCAAGGAGATCAAGAATACAAAACTAAAAATTGGGGTAAACTATTTCCGGGATCAACTATTGACATTTATGAGTGGATTGAAACAAAATTATTGCCATCCGAGTGGGCAACAAGAGCAGATACAATAACTGGGTTGTCACAAAAAGTTTCGGGTAGTCCTTTATATGGTGACAACACAATTTTCACAGTAAAACAAAAATATAATTCAAATTCTGGAGTATTTGAAAATTATTATTATTATTGGGTGAAAAATTCTGTATTTTTACCTTCTATTAATAAATCTGTCACGTCAAGAAAAAATACAACTTCGTATATTTCTAATCTAATCACAAATCCTTTACAATCAGATATCAAATATTTTGCGGTTACTAATAAAAATTCTTTAATCACGTTCAATGTCAAAGCAAGTTTGGTGAACGAAAATACAGTCTTAAATTTAAGTTATAAAAATAATTTAAATGAGGGAGATGTGCATTCCGTATGGAGATTAATTAAAGAAGGCGATAAAGATGATAGGCCATCTTCTATTATAGAGAAAAAATGGTGGGATAGTTTGACAGGCTCGGATGAGCTAGGCAATCAAGTACCCGATATTAATCTACCTTTAAATCAAAGGTATGGTACACTGATTAGACCTCGACAAAGTTGGTATATCGATAGATTCTCAGCATTAAAAGAAATAATTCAATACACAAACGAAGTTATATCAAAATACGAAATAGCCAATCAAATTAGATATGATAATCTTAATTCCGCAGATCCAGAACCAACGGAATCATCGGGAGAATGGGATAGTGTTGTTGATTCGTATGCTGAACTGACCTATATAGATACTAAAGACATAAGCGGAAGAATCAATGTTTTAGTTCGAAATGACGAACAAAATAGCGGAAACTTGTGGGCGGTATATAACTGGAACGGTACCGAGTGGAATAGAACAAAAGTTCAAACATACAGAACAAATAGATATTACAAATTGGCAAACTGGTATGCACAAGGAACAGACGCAAATACAATTATTAATGCTCAATTAAATTATCAATATGAGCTAGAAAGTCTAATACTCGATAATGAAAAACACGTTAAGGTTCTTTATGGAGACACAGGTGGCTGGAAGATCTACAAGAAAACATCAAACGGCTTCATTAATGTAGCAACAGAAAACGGAACAATTCAATTTTTATCAACATTATATGACTACTCCATTGATGCTACAGGATTCGACGGGGACGATACCTATGACACAAACTTTTTCGATCAAGAACCTAGGATTGAAACGAGAAAAATTTTACAGGCATTAAGAGATGATATATTTGTAGGTGATCTGAGGGGAGAATATAACAACATATTCTTTATTGGATTGAGAAAAGTACTTGAGGAACAATTATACGTAGACTGGTTAGTTAAAACTTCTTTTATAAACGTTTCGAATACATTTAAACCTTTGACCCAACGAAAAACATACACTATCGGCACTGAAAACTATGTTGAGGAATACATCAATGAGATAAAACCCTTTCATACAAAAATCAGAGAGTACAAATTAGGATACACTGCAAACGAGATTCAAGACGGGATTTATACAGACTTCGATATTCCGGCATTTTATGATGGAACAACTTTAAGAAATATTAATCTAACATCGGATGTAGCATTGTTATCTCAATATCCATATAGATTTTGGAATGAAAATTATAAAAAATATGTTCATACAATTTCCGTCAGTCACTCGGGTAGCGGATACATTACCGATCCAACGGTCACTTTGGTGGGCGGAACCTCAAAATCGGTTGGACCGTTCGCAGTGTTAGGGACGAATAACATCGGAGCAAGTTCGGGAACATTTGGATATTTTTATCCTTTGTATACAGCATCTGTCGATGCCAACATAGCAGACACTCAAAATAACGGTGACGGCACAAGTATTGAATTTAGATTTAATGAATATCCTGGTGTTAAATTTTATATGCCAACTTCCAAACAGTACATAGGTATTGCATCGAGACCATCGGGTTACGATGTATATTCCGCTACGGATACTCTTCAGGCCACTGCCCGAGCAATAATTAAGGAAGGAAAAGTGGTCGAGATCAAAGTATTGACGCCGGGTATGAATTATACTGCCACACCTGCTGTAGTAATTACTGGTGGTGGCGAAAACGGTTCAACACCGATCGACACTGCTCGTGCTTATGCCAATCTAAGAAATGACGCAGTAAGAGATATAGATGTAAGCATCAAGTTTGATAGAGTCTCTAGGTCTGCCTCGGTTATAGAATGGAGTAAAAATACTTCTTATGCTGTCAACGACTTAATTAGATATCAAAACGATTTTTACAAAGTTAATGTTGCTTTTACAAGTACCACTAATTTTAAAAATGATCTAGGAAAACTTACAAAATTAAGAGGCGATGAATCATTTATAACTGCCTCAGAAAGAACACTGGGATTATATGCTCCAGTATCAGGAATGCCTGGCAACGAATTATCACAAATCATGACAGGGGTTGATTACGGGGGAGTAATGGTTACCGGTTTAGATTTTGATCATAACAAAGGTTGGGACGCTTCTCCTTGGTACGACATGCCATGGGACAATTTTGGTTTAGAGAACAGAATAGTATTTTATGGCGATGGTTACACTACACAATTTACTTTACCTAAGATTTTACAAAAGACGGACACATACACGGTTTATTTTACTGACATTAGTGATTCTTCTATGTCGTCGATACCGTCTATAGAATATCTTTCAAACACCACAAGAAAAAGACAAATATCTCAGGTTGTCAAGGGAGACGGATCAACAACAACATTTACTATTGTGGGAGATAATGGAAACCCTGCAAACAATGAAACATTGATAGAATTAATACCTTTCGAAGAAGACGGTGTATTGACACCAACAGATGACAAAACATTAGACAGTTTGATTAGCGGAGGTTTATTTAAATCTGTGCTGGGACAAAGTCCTTCGGACATCAACATCGACGGAGATGCTTTTATTACTCCAGAAACATCTTACGCACCCGAAGAAAATTTACCAGGTTCTATATTTGATACAGTGGACATCAAAGTTTATACAACACCACAATCTGGAAAACCTTTTATATTACAAAAAATATATAGTGGTGATGGGTCAACAACTACATTTACTTTAAACTATACCATAGGCTCATCAAGCTCTATTTTAGTATCTGTTTCAGGTGTTATTCAAGAGCCAGAAACAGCGTATAACATTTCCGGTGGAGGAACACAAATTGTATTTTCAGCCGCACCAGATGTTGGTGAAACAACGTTTGTTATTTTCTTAGGTATTGCTTTTGATACCGCAACAACTTTAGGCACAGGCTCTATCACAGGCCAAGTAGAATTAGCAGAAGTAGCCGCTGAAGATGATTTACTTTTAATCTATGACACTTCAACAACTTCATTAAGTCTGTTGAAAACAAATTACACAAAAAATACAATTACAAAATCAAAATGATCAAAAAACAATACAATACACAAATTACAAACCTTACCAATGAAAATCATCAACTAAAACTTGAAATCAAAAAACTTCAAACTCAAATAACACCACCTGTAGTCAACGCCAACAACGTAACACAACTACAGG